TAACCGTAGCAAAACGATAACTGCAAACGATGATGTTTACAGTGTTGCCAAAGTCGCCTAATAAGCGATAGGTAACCGGCAAGCCGCCACCGGGTAACCGGGCTGGGAACAGAAGGCGGCACCTATTTCTGCTAGAGCGTAAATCGGTCGTTAGACGCCGGAACCCGTAACCGGCACCCATTCAAATGCATTTCCACTCACCACTAACTGTATGGCACATGCAAGCAGCAGAGTACCGAGCTGTTCCACCAAGCGGTGAGGACTTCTGGCCACGGTGAATGTGCAAGCCAAGACTTCGCATAGAGCTGGTAGCTGCGCCAGTGGCGACAGAGCAGCGCCCTTCTCTTTTCAAACCCATCAGACAACACAGGAGAGCACTATGGACGCTCGATTTACAATACCCGAAAAACGCCTGCTGCACGCGCTGAAAATAGCGATCCTCAGCTGCCCACCTGGCGCGCTGATGGATTACGCAGCAGTGAAAAATTGCATGAGCTCATTGGAGACTCATTATCTAATCGGCAACCCAAGCCGCGCATTCGAGCGCACGTTCTGCGACTTCACCGGCTTCATAGTTCACAAAGGCGAGCGGATCGCAACGCTGCGGATTAACTATCTCGGTCATGCCAAGGTCATGCGCCAGCAGCGGATTGAAGCTGCTTTCGAGCTTACACGCGTTGACCGGCGCCAAGCGTATATGCAGCGACGGATAATGAGCGCTGATAGGCCGGAAATTCAATTTCAGGAGGTAGCGACATGTTAGTCGATGCAAATGCCGCCAGTGATTATCTGACTGACATGCTGGCCAGCGCCTCTGCAAACGATTCTCTGGAACAAGAGGCTATTGACGCAAAGGCCGAGTGGATAGCGCGGACCATTGCGAACGGCGGTGAAGTTGAAGGTCACGACATTGAGACAGTACTGGAAACAGTGCTGCCTGAGCCCAAAGCGCTTGAGGCCCTGGCCAAGGTTTTCACGATTGATGATGCGCGCGAGTTCAAAGCATTGGTCCAGGTCGAGATTGACCGTGTTGCAAGTCTGATAGCATCCGACCTGGTGCGCGCAGAACGTGAAGGAGGTTTTTGATGAATCGGAGAGAGTTACTTGCGTCTCAAATTTTTGAAAACCAAGTGAAGATGATGCTTGGCAATGGGTTAAGTGTTTCTCAGATATCTAAGCGACTTGGCAAGTCTTACAGGCACACAAAGCAAATAGCTGACCGCTTAGCTCAAGAGTCGAATGTTTCACCAGAATCAACCGATTCTAAGGAGTTAAATTCATGCAATTCAAACTGACATTTGAACCAATGGCCGCCGCCAGAAAGGCTCGTGGCCTGGTCTCTATCTGCTATATGGTTGAAGCTGATACTCGAGTAAAAGCCGAGTTGATGGCCATAGCCAACCTGGAGTCTGAGGGTTACGTCCGCACCGACTTCAAGCGCGCAATCAAGTGCACTGAAGTTGCGCCGGAACCTTTGCCAGAGCCTGATTCTGTATTCAGACAGTGTAATTAAAGGAGCTGTATCAATGAGCAACATGGCGATATGGGATGCAAACTCATCTATTCCCCAAGAGTACACAAAACGTGCAAAGCTTAACGGACAGGAAATAACCACCTATTCGCTACAGGCCGCGCTTTTGATGGCAACCAGGCAGTTTGGTCCCATAGGTAAGGGTTGGGGATATGAGGTTGTAGAAGAAAAAAATGATGATGGAGACGTCATTATTCAAGCTGAGACAATTATAGGTAAAGACGGACAGAAGATTGATCAACGAGAAATACGATCCGTTCTGCATACACTGATAATCCGCTGCTGGTATGTGCTAGATGGTGAGCGCTACGAAATGCCTGTTCAGGCTGGTCACACCCCAAAGGTTATGCGCACAAAGTATGGCCCAAAGTTCGATGAAGAGTATTACAAAAAGTCACTTGCAGACGCCATCAAAAAGTCGCTTTCAATGCTTGGTTTTGGTGCTGAGATTTATCTTGGCTTGCTTGATGATCAGCACTATTTGGCTATGAAGGCAGAAGAAGATGCCATCAAGTTTGAAAGTGAAAAAGCTGGTCGTATTGAAGCGCTGAAAGACAAGGTTAGTGGATATTGTGAAGCTTACAAATACAACACACTGCCTCAATCAATAAAAGCTCAATTTACCGGGCATATGGGCGAGGTTAACCGTGAATGCCGAGCTCTGAATATCAATCCAGACCCATACATCAAGAAAATGGAGTCTGCCGCAAACGCACGCCGCGAAGAATTAACTGCAAAGAGGTAAGTCATGCTTAACATCGTTGAAGAGATCAAAAAAAACTTAGACGCTGGCATCGTTGTAGAGTACAGCGAAATCAAGGCCGAACTGGCAAAACTACGCGATGAGTTTGGCACAGTAGTACCTGATTGCTCAACTAAAGACGGTTACGAATTTTCAAAGAATGCGGCACTTACTTGCCGAAGCATTAGGGCCAATCTTGAGGCTGTTCGCAAGGAGAAGAAAGAACCATACCTAAACTATGGACGCCTGATTGATTCTCAAGCAAAGGAAATTAAAGAGGCTATCGAAGAGGTTGAGGGACCACACAAAGACGCTTATCAGGAAGTTGATACAAAAAGGAAGCTAATCCTTGAGGAGCGGAAACAGGTAATTTTTGAGCTAAACAACTCACGCGCATGGGCTGTTGATATGAGTCCAGAAGCGATTGCAGAACGCATCGAAGAAGTTGAGTGCATGGACATTAGCAAAGAAGGATTTGGCCGACTGCTTGGTGATGCGATTGCCGCGCAATCAACGGCTATTGAAGTTCTTACTGCTTGCCACGCTGATTCTGTTAATCGCCGCATAGCAGAAGAAAAAGCCGAATCAGAGCGCCTTGAGCTTGAACGCCTTCGGGAAGAACAGCGCAAGCGAGACGAAGAACGCGCACGTACTGAGGCAGAGGCACAGCGCCAACGCGAAATCAAAGAAGCTGCTGAACGCGCCGCAGCAGAGGCGAAGCAAAAGGCTGAAGCAGAAGCACAGGCCAGGATTGAGCAGGCAGAGCGTGAAGCCGAAGAAGCCAAACAGCGGGAGGCTTATGCCGCTGAGCAGGCTCGTCAACGTGAAGAAGCCGCTGCCGCAGCTGAGCGGCAACGAATTGTAGACGAGCAGCGCAGAACCGCTGAAGAAGCGCGGATCAAGGCTGAAAACGTAGCTCACCGCAAGGCTGTTAACAACGATGTGCTGAGCAAACTCAAAGCGATTGGCCTAGATGATCAGACAGCCAAGGCGGTGATCACCGCGGCAGCCAGGGAAGAGACTGGCGCCCTTAAGATGATTTACTGAGGATTGCCATGCAACAGCAAAAGACAAAGCCGCAGCCACTGCCGGATGGAAGTATACATTTCGGCAAGGCTGTTATATGCGCCACAAGCTCCGGCGACTGGATAGCACCAGGGCGCCGGGTAATCACTGACAGAGCCACAGCAGTTGAAGTGGCTCGACGCATGCACAGGATGATGTGCAAGGAGTAATCCGATGTCACCACTTGATGAAGCTTTTGGTCGCCGGGTTGGCGGCTTCAATAACAGCCACGTTCTGGGCGACATGCGACAGTCCGCTGAAGTCCAGCAAGCTCAACTGAAACGCGGCCAGGTTCGCCGGCGGATCGAAGATATTCTCGAAGACCGCGAACTCAATAAGCAGCTTGAACTGCAGGGGGAAGTATGAGTCAACGTATCGAATGTAGCCGTCGCGCGTGCCGCTGGACTGGCGATTTTTCAACAGCATCAAAACGTAAAAACGGTGGAATGGTTACATACATATGCCCACGTTGCAGCTGCGATAGCTTTTACGATTTGCCGGATCCTGTGATTACCGAGCGCGTTGAACACGCCAACGCACTGATAAAAGTGATTGCTGGCCATGGTCGTAAATTCTTCGATCGCAAAGGGGTGATCGCAAGCCTTGAGCTTGATGCGAAAGGCAAGGTTTGGTTTGTGGACGATTATACCCGTCGCCGTATTTACACCCACTACAAAGGCGACTGGAGAGGCTTTAGTCACGGCGGAACGCTGAAGGATTTGGTTTGCGCCATGCGCGACTACATCACCAAGGGCAATAAGTTGGCAATATCTTGGATTGCGCCTATCCGCATTAATCCTGAACACGGTGACATTTGGGGCTACGGCAAAGAATCCAGAACTGCAGTACGTGAAGCTGCGGCTAAACTGCCAATTATCGAATCAGGAGATCGAGCATGAAAGTCATCCCTATTAACTTCAACACCGAAATGATGAGTGCCATTCTCGAAGGCCGGAAAACGCAGACTCGCAGACCAGTTAAGCCAAAGATTGTTTCGTTCATCGAATTTATGGGCGGTAGCGATGAAGAAAACGCCAGTTTTGATTTTGTCGGGCTCAGACATGGGGAATGGGAAAGTGACGACGGGACTGTTTGGGGCCCTGAATGGCTCGTTTACTGCACCGAATATCCTGAAGAAGGAGTGGTGCCTGTTGGAAGTCTTTACGGCGCCATTGGTGACCAATTGCTTGCTACTGACGGCGAGCGCACCGCCACAATTGAAATAACTGGTTTCCGAGTCGAGCGCTTACAGGATATCAGTGATCAAGATGCAATTGCTGAAGGTGTTTTAGCCGATGAAGATCCATATTGGGTTCCTTCATTTAACGATCCAGACAGTGGTGGCAGTCCATCATTTAAAAAGTCTTTTGAATACCTTTTGTCATCAATTTACAGCGATGTTGGCTGGCATTCAAACCCTTGGGTATGGGTAATCGAGTTCAAGGTGTTGACAACCAAAGGTGTCATTGGAGGTGAGGCAGCATGAGCGACCAGAAAAAACAGTGCAATTGTTTTCAAGACTTACTTGAAAAAGTAAAGAGTCATTTAAAAGATAAAATTCCAGAAGGTGCAACTGAGTTTGAAGCCAACTGGGAAAACGCAGCACTTATTCTAAGTTCCGGAGACTATCCATCTGTAAACCCGAGAATTAATTACAGCTATCGT